GTTATCGGAGATGTCACTTATCAATCCGCCGGTTATGTCGCACGTTATTGCATTAAAAAACAAAATGGCAAAAATAAGCTTGATGCATATACTAGGATCGATCATAGTGGTAACAAATATCAAATATTGCCAGAATTTGCGCAAGCCAGTAATCGAGATGGTATTGGCTCAGAATGGTATAAGAAATATGCCTCAGACTGCTTTCCGAGTGATTATTTAGTGCATGAGGCGAAGAAATGTCGTGTCCCACGCTATTATGAGAGGCTTTTCGAGATTGACAACTCGGAGAAATTGGCTGAGATTAAGGCTAAGCGTGTTTTACGCGCTAGTAAGCATGCCAAAGATTTAACTCCCGAACGTTTATCCGTCCGAGAGACATGCCAGAAGGCAAAATTAGGCAAATTAATTAGAACATATGAGGCCGGAAATGATTGTACAGGTATTTAGCATCTACGATACTGTTGCAGGATCATATAATAGACCATTTTATACGCACAATATTGCTATGGCAATACGGGATGTTGTGAAAAGTCTTAAAAGAGATGCTGATTTTCGGGAAAATGCCGGCGATTCTATTCTGTATCACCTAGGCTCTTACGATGATTCTACCGGTACATTCACTAATTTAGCCAATCCAGTATCCCTAGGCGTTGTCGCTGAATGGTTACCCGTCGCACAACAACCTCAGGAGGCATCTCTTGCTAAATCCAATCCGCACAGCGCAGCGTAAAAATAAAAATAAAAATGTCAGGGGAAAGGGGTCGACATGAGACCCCTAGAAAAAGTCAAAAAAAAAGCCCAGCAATAGTTGCTAGGCTAAAAGGATTTGTTGCACATGCGTACAGATTTCCGTCCTCGCGCATGTGCACATTTACATGGAGTAATAAACACATATGCGTCGCCAAACATCACATGTGCCTAGCGTACAGTCTAGCGCACAACGCCATTTTGCTCAAGCGCCTCAAGCTGATGTACCTCGTTCGCGTTTTGATAGATCTCACGGCCACAAAACCACATTTGACGCGGGACTTTTGATACCGATATTGGTTGATGAGGTATATCCAGCGGATACTTTTAACCTTAAGCTGCATTCGTTTGCTCGCGTTGCTACGCTATTATTTCCAATTATGGATAATATCCAGATGGATTTTCACTTCTTTTTTGTCCCTTACAGGCTAGTGTGGGAGCATTGGGAAGAATTTAACGGTGCGCAGGCTAACCCTACAGATAGCACCGATTTTCTTGTTCCCACCATCACCGCCCCTACAGGTGGTTTTGCAGCATCTTCGCTCTACGACTATATGGGCGTACCTGTTGGTGTCGAGGGTCTTACCATCGACGCTCTTATCCCGAGAGCGTATAATTTAATTTTCAATGACTGGTACCGCGACGAGAATATCCAAGATAGCGTGCCCAATAATACTGGAGACGGTCCGGATCTCGATACCGATTACATAGTATTGCCCCGTGGTAAGCGTAAGGATTATTTTACGTCCGCCCTACCATTCCCTCAAAAGGGTCCCGCTGTTAGTATTGATTTGGGCGGTGCTGCACCTGTATCTGTCGATACATCACTAACGTCGCCCACTTATCCTATATGGCGTGATCCTACAGCGTTTAACGGGTCTACGTTACCCCCTGTGCCAGCATTTATTGCATCTAGTACTAGTCCCCTCTCCCAGTCTGTTAGCGGGACTTCAGCGTCTTATGGCGCAGGTGCGCCTTTGGTTGTATCTGACGCGGTTTTTTATGACCCCCAAGGCACATTAGTTGCCGATTTGTCGTCTGCTACTGCCGTAACGGTAAATAGCCTCAGGCAGGCGTTTCAGGTGCAAAAATTGTACGAACGTGACGCACGAGGTGGTACAAGGTATACTGAGATATTGTACAGCCATTTTGGCGTTACTAGCCCCGATTCGCGATTACAGCGCCCAGAGTACCTTGGAGGCGGATCCGCCCCTATATTGGTTTCGCCAGTGCCCCAGACTGTGCCACAAGGTACAGACCTATTTGACACCCCACAGGCTAATCTAGCTGCATTTGGCACCTCTACAGCCAAGGGTATTGGCTTTACGCGGTCTTTTGTCGAGCATGGTTGCGTTATTGGTCTGGTTAGTGTCAGAGCCGATTTAAATTATCAGCAGGGCTTACATCGCATGTGGTCGCGTCAAACTCGATTTGACTATTACTGGCCTGTTTTTCGGCAGCTAGGAGAACAAGCAGTACTAAATAAGGAGATTTATGCCCAAGGCACCACTGTGGACGAGGATGTATTTGGCTACCAAGAGGCTTGGGCCGAGCTTAGGTATAAGCCTAGCCAAATTACTGGTCTTTTTCGTTCTAATGCTGTTGGCACTTTGGACGCTTGGCATTTAGCCCAGAATTTTACAGCCCTACCTACACTCTCGCCTGCATTTATTGTTGAAAATCCTCCTATGGCGCGTATAGAGGCGGTTGTTGATGAGCCTGACTTTATCTTTGATTCGTTTTTTGAATATCATTGCGCCCGTCCTCTACCTGTCTACAGCGTACCTGGACTTATTGACCACTTCTAGAGGGTATCTTAAATGGATTTTATTCCTAGTTTTGCTCTTGGGATAGGCTCAGGACTCGTATCCGCTTATGGAGCGAGCAAACAAAACAAAGCTAATATGGCTATGGCGCAACGTCAGATGGATTTTCAAGAAAGAATGTCCTCTAGTGCGTATCAGAGGGCAACTGCCGATATGCGTAAAGCTGGTCTCAACCCTTTGTTAGCTTACACTCAAGGCGGTGCGTCTTCACCCTCTGGTGCGTCCGCGCAAATGCAAAATGTCGCTCACGCAGGTGTCACGACTGCATTAGAGGCTCAAAAAAATAGTTACGATGTGCAGATGATGCGCGCCCAGACCGAGATGGCTAAAAATACCGCGCGTCTTAGCGCAATCCAAGCTGATCTAGCGGAGCGTACCATTGGTGCCGTTTCTCATAACATTAGCCCTTGGATAGCTTATTTGCTCAAATATCTTTTTAAAGGTAACTAAAGGTAACTAAATGTCAAAAAGAGATAATAAAGTTGTTAATAACTTCGAACCTTCATTAACTAAGCAAGCGTTTAAAGACGAGTGCGATCTAAATAAAATGATCGCTCGCTATAAAAATTATGGACAGCCTATCACCCATTTAAATCACAATACACCGCGTTATATCGATTGTGTTGGCGTACCAGAGTACCATGAGGCTGTCTCGATAATTGAAACGGCAGAGCAGAGTTTTATGGCTTTGCCGGCCAAAGTACGCGCTAGATTTAAAAACGATCCCTCTGAGATGTTGGCGTTTTGTGCCGACCCAAAAAATAGAGATGAGGCCATTGAATTAGGGCTCGTTGAGCCCTTAAAACAGCCCGAAAAAGCCCCTGCACCTGCACCAGAACAGGCAGAATCCCCCACATCGTAGTGTGGGGCTGGCACAGTTATCCTCTTGTTACTAACTGTGCCAGCTGACACCATGACCCCCTTCTCCTGTGTTTTTGGGGCTGTTTGCTAAGTTAATTAAAATGGGCTAAAATAGCCAAAAAAGGAGGTAAAAAATGAGAAGAATGCGTATGAGTCGGCGTGCTAGTCGCCGTAGTTTTCGACGCGGAAATCGCATTAAAAGAATTAACCGAAATACACGGCGCGCGCCAATGCGTGGTGGTATTAGATTTTAATTAATTAATTATGCGTGGATTGAAACTGCGATAAGCTAATGCAGCAAAAAAAATAGAATAAAAAAAACCCGCCCCCTAAGTGGGCAGGTTCGTTTTAGACCCTTCCGAAGTCAAATGGAGTATACATCATGGTATGTTTTTCGCCAAACAGAATGTTAGATTACGGTGTTAAGTCTAACGGTAAGAGAGATTTGCGTATGGCTGGTGCTAACGATCCACGTTATCGTGCTATGCCATCTATACCTGTGCCTTGCGGTCAGTGCATAGGTTGCCGACTCGCTAAATCCGCCGAATGGGCTCTAAGATGCGTCCACGAGGCTTCTCTGCATGAACAAAATTGTTTTATAACATTAACATATGCCCCTGAACATATGCCAGAAGGCGGTACTCTTCTAAAAAAGGATTACCAGTTATTTATGAAGCGCTTTCGGAAGTACATTGAACCCAAAAAGATACGCATGTATTTTTGCGGTGAGTATGGCGACCAAAGAGGCCGTCCACACTATCATGCGCTTATTTTTGGCTATGATTTCGACGACAAAATACTTGTGCGCGATTTTCGGCGCCCACGTAATGCCCCACCGATATACCACAGCCCATTATTATATAAGCTGTGGGGAAAAGGTAAGGTAGTTATCGGAGATGTCACTTATCAATCCGCCGGTTATGTCGCACGTTATTGCATTAAAAAACAAAATGGCAAAAATAAGCTTGATGCATATACTAGGATC